TTCATTACCCATATGTATATTTGCTGGTGTCTGGTGGTCATTTGTTTGAGTATCTGATTCTATAAAGGGTAAATATTTTTTTAAGCAATGTAATTACTTATATGGTATTATGACTGAAAGGAGTCTCCGAGAAAGACTATATAAAACACGGCATAAACCCTTGATTTAACTGGGTTTGTGCCGTGTTTGACTTTCGTATTGTCGCTTATTTGTCGCTTAAATCTACTAAACGATACTTAAAGATAAGCCGCGATACTCGCATTAAACATCACTCTTGCGCCTGTTACAATCTGCGCAAAGCATTTGACAGTTTGCGGCAGTCGTTCTGCCGCCTTTGCTCCACGGGGTTATATGGTCTGCTTGCATATCGTCTAAAGCAAAGTGTTTTTTACACTTCGGGCAAATACCTTTTTGTCGCTCATAAGCCGCCTGAGCCATTTCCGGCGAAAATGCACGAATATTCAAATGCTTTTCCTGTCCGTCAAGCAGATATTCATAAATCCCCCTTTGGTTGGATATATAGCCGTTTCTGTAGTCCTCTATCAGTTCCACAATACGGGTTTCAAGGGCTTTCGGGTCAAACTTGCCGGAACCATACTTATTGTAAAAAATTCCCCATTCAAGCCCTTTCATCAGCTTGCTGCGATACGTTGGGAAAGTCGCTTTTACCCAGTTTATGACGGTTTGGAAATATAGCCACAGTTCATTACAATTCGTGTCGCGCTGGTGTTGTGACATATAATCTTCAATTTCGATACCGTCACGCGCTGCAATCCACTTCAAAGCTGTTTCAAGATAGTCCTGCCGGATAGTGGAACCGTTCAAGTAGTCGCTTGCAATCTGATAAGCAGGGCAGCCGCTTTTGCTAAAGTGCCTTTTCGCTTCTGCTAACCATTCACCCGTATAAATAGCATTGCGCAATTCTTGGTCTGTCAGTTGTTCCCCTGCAATATTGATAATTTTGAACCAATCAAGTTTTTCTTTGTCTGTTCCCTCGCAAATATAAATCATCAGGGGGTAGTCTAAAATTTGGTCTTGCTCCGTTTTTGTCAAGTTACCGAATTTACGCGGCATCCCATCAACAACAACAGAAAAGCCGTCCGTGACATACTGACAAATACTTATGGTTCTTTGCTGTCCGTCCAGAACTTCAAAATTACCGTCATCGCCTTTAACCCAATACATCACGTTCAACGGGAAATTCTTCATAATCGTATAGACAACTTCATTTCGTTGCTTGTCTTTGTAGATGAACTCACGCTGAAATGCAGGTCGAATATCTAAACGCCCATTATACCCGGTTACCCCGTTTTCCGCGCTATCGGTATATCCCTCTACCACATCCCTCGCAGGGATTTCATGCAATTCAATTTTCATTGCTTCTTTTCCTCCTTATAATTACACGGGTAAACGGGCTTTTATGCTTTCCGTCGGGGGTTGTATAGGCTAAATCTGTTCTTCCTCTATGGTTTTTGCTAACGCCCAGTTGTTTTGCTGCATCGCCGGAACCTAAACCGCAAATCTCAAATTGTGATGGATTATAGAAATCAAAGAACGAAACAGAAACGCCGATATATCCATAATAATCAAATGGTATTTCCGCTGTTTTTACAACATTTATGCCGTCAAAATTATCATAAGTAGGATATTCTTCTGGGATATATTTTTTATAAAGTATTAAATCTTCATGCCGCTGCGGATATTCAAGGTTTGTATACCAACGTACCCCCTTGACACGGATAAACCGTTTTCCGTTCTCGTCAACGCCACACGTTGCGGCTTCTAAAGGATAGTCGTCAGGAACATAAAATTTCCTATCCCCGGAATGTATACTTGCTCCTAACCATACTTTGTTATCCTTAAATAACGGGAATATTTCTCTTATCAAAACCGACGCAATGCTGCCGATAATAATAAATTTCTTTTCGTGTTTTACAAGCAATGAAACATATTCTGCTAAAAGACTAAACGGCGGGTTCGTCACGACAATATCTGCTTGTTTTAATAATTCTACACATTCGTCGCTCCTAAAATCGCCGTCTCCCTCTAAAAGGGTTAGAATATTTTTCTTGTTACGCAATAAATACTCTACGTCCGCAAGGTCTATACGTCCATCACCGTTTTCGTCCGTTACCTCTGTGATTTCCACACGATACGGACGGCGTTTTTCGCCTACTGGTACGGCATTAGAGCGGGGCAAAAAAGAAAGCTGCCCGTTACTATTTTCATAATAATCAAGTTCGTTTCCCACAACAGGGGACGTTGCATAACAAGTGGAAATCAATTTTTTCAATCCTAAAGAATTGAAGTTCATTGCGAAAAATTTGAAAAAGTTGCTTTCAAAAGGGTCGTCACAGTTGCAGAAGACTATTTTACCCTTGAAATGCTGCTTGTAATAGTTCATTTCCTTTTCTATATCTTCAAGAGTTGTGTAAAATTCGTCCTTTTTTGCCGCTTTAGCGTTTCGCATTTCTTTACTTGCCGCCACCTCATTCACCGCCTTTCTCCGCGTCGTTCTGTATCTCTACTATGTCGTCAAGCCCGCATTGCAGGGCAGTACAGATTTTAGCCAACGTTTCCATTGCGACGGGTTCATTCTTGCCTAACTTGGCGATTACGTTTGTACTAACCCCCGCAAGCTGTTTTAGCTCCGTCCGCTTGATACCTTTATCTATTAAAAGTTTCCATAGCCTATTGTAACTTATCGTCACTTCGCTAACCTCCTGCCACGCGACACAATTAACCTATAATATACTATCACGTCGCAAGCTAAAAGTCAAGCAAAAGTTGAATAAGTATGATTATTTATTGATGATAGAATTCACGGCATAGAATTAAGGTCGCCGCTTCGCATATAGCGTTAAATCCTGTTTGTACCCCTCGAACGTGTCAACGCGGGTAATATCATAGTCCACGCCCTTGTAGCGGACAATGTGCCACGTGGTTATATCGTCGCGCCAGTTAATCACGAATTGGACTTCCTCGGTTGCCTGTACGGACATAGCGGCGTAAACCTCTTTCCCGGATAATTGCCGGAAGTATGCCCACATGGGCGGGGCTATTGGGGTTAATGTTTCAATCGAATAACCGTCTGGGTCTTGTGTGTGCGTAACGGCGAAAACCTCTATTTTCTTATCTTTCAGCTTCATAACAATGCCCCTTTCGTTGCCCTCAATTCAATTTAGGGCTAAATTGCGTTTATGAATTCGTTGTAATGCTCGTATAACCCGACGTAACAATCCAGTAACGCCGCCGCTCCGTCAATTCGTTGTCGGGGCGATTGGTTTTTTATGGGAACAATATTACCGTTGCGGTCGGTCTGTATGCCCGTATTCGTCAAGCACCATTTCAAGATAGGGTTGTTATTGTAAATAACCCTGTGCGCCTGCAAGTCCGCGCCTAACATTTGCATAGGCAGGGACAGGGTTTTCGCGCCTTGTATGCACCTAACCATATTAAAGCCTTGCAGCGCCATTTCCTCCACAAAGTACCGCGCCGAATAGCTGTCATAATAAACCCACGCCGGGAACAGTTCATATTCCTTGACGGTTTCGGCAAACCATTCTGTAACGTCGGAATAGTTGATTGAATTGCCCGCGCATAGGCGCAGTAACCCCCGTTCAAACCATTTGTCATAAGGGATTTTATCCTGCTGGACGCGCTCTTGCAGTCTGTCAGCGGGCAGGAAATACATTTGCGTTATGTATTTCGTATCGTCCCCGCGCTTCATAAATAGGAGCGACGCGCAAGTTAAATCCGTCGTTATGGACAGGTCAACGCCGCCGATACAGTACGCGCCCCGAAAGTCGTCAAGGGTGAATGTTTCCTCGCTGTTTATATCGTCAAACGATAGCCACGCCGTTTTTACCGTTTCCCGGACGTTGAATTCCTTGCAGAGAACGCCCGAAAGTTCGTTGCGGTTCTGCTTCGCCCGTTCTACCTTGGCGGTCAGGTCGTCCAGCTTCTTAATGGAGCATAAAGCCGGGTTCGCCTTAACCCACGCTTTGGGGTCTGCCCATTCGGCGCGGTCGTCCAGTTCATATAGGAC